CCGTCTCGTGCCGATGTCTGGACTCAGTTAGATGAGGTTATTTCTTCTCCTTACAAAAATGAAGATGGGATAGAAATGAAAATTGAAGTTACGGCGATTGATACAGGTGGACATTTCACCGATGAAGTTTATAAATATGCAAAAGATCGAATGAATATGGGTGTAATTGCCATAAAAGGTATTGCGAGACTTAAAAACGACTTATTTCTTAGTAAACCAAACAAAATCGAGACTAATTCCATAGGAAGAACACTTAGAAGGAGCGTTTTATTATTCTCTGTTGCTGTTAATAAGATTAAAACTCATCTTCATAGAAGACTAAAAGAGGCAGAACCAGGCATGGGGTATTTACATTTTTACCCAACTATTACAAATGATTACTTTGAAGAATTAACAGCAGAACGAGAAGTTCGAAAGGTTAAGAACGGTTATCAAGCTGAACGAGTTTGGATGAAAAAGAGTGGTGTAAGGAATGAAGCATTAGATGAAATGGTGTACGCATACGCTAGTTTGCAGCGTCTTTATCAGATTTATGATCGTAGAACTATATGGAAACAACTCGAAAATAGGCGTGATAATGCCTTAAAAAAGGCAGGAAAAGATGATTTAATGCAAAATAAACCAGTAGAATCACCATATAGACCACCTCAGCGTCAAATTAAAAAAACTAACACTTCTTTTGTGAGTAACTGGTGACTAATCCAACCATCCTTGTTCCAGATTTGATCTATCCCGCGGATACGGTCATTTTTGATGTCCCTGCTTTTACTGATCCCATTGGTGATCCAGTTGATAACACTAATTATGCGTTGAATTGGTACGCAAGAACTAATACATCTAGTGAAGGCGCAACTATTACAGGTGCTGATGAAGGAAGAGGATGGAGAGTTACCGTTCCTTCTTCTACAACTACAACATTTGATGTTGGCACTTGGACATGGCAAGCATTAGCTACCTACGGTTCAGTTAGATACACAGCAGGTCGTGGTCAGTTCACTGTTAAAGCTTCTGCTTATTACATCGGTACTCCTGGCGCTTTTGATGATAGATCTCGCGCAGAAATTGACCTTGGACATGTAGAAACTGCTATTCGCACCTTGTCAGAAGGTGGGATGGTTCAGGAATATACGATTGGAGGAAGAAGCCTTAAACGATACAAGATGAGTGAATTACTTCAATTAAAAGCGGAGCTAGAAAACGAGATCAACATGGAAAGAAGGAAAGAAAAAATGCGTCAGGGTCTTGGTAATCCTGGTCTTGCAAAAGTGAGGTTCGTTTAATGGCTATTTTCGGTTTTGGATGGGTTAATTCCCTTAAAAAAGAGTTATTTGACGCTAAAAAGCGTAATTCTAACTTAAAAAGAGCTTATGCAGCAGCTCAAAATAACCGTTTGACCTCCGATTGGGTTAGACCTTCAACGTCTGCTGATAGTGAGGTAAAAAATAGTCTTAAAACTGTTCGTAATTCTGCTCGGCAGCTTGTCAGAGACAGTGATTTCGCGAAAGCTGCTTTAAGAGCTGTTAGGAATAATGTTGTCGGAACTGGCATTAAAAGTCAAGCTCAAGTTCGAATGAAACGTGGTGATCGTTTCGCTGAAGATATTAATGAAAGAATCGAAAGAGCATGGACTCGTTGGGGGAATGCCAAGCGTTGTCATGCAGGAGGAAAACTCTCTTGGGCTGACATTCAAGGCTTAAGCATTACCTCAATGCTTGAATCAGGTGAAGTTTTTGTTCGTTTAGTTAAACAACAATTTGGTGACAGCAAGATTCCTTTAGGGCTTGAGGTAATTGAATCTGATCTCCTTGATGATGGATACAACACCATTTTAAAGAATGGAAATCAAGTCAAAATGGGTGTCGAGATTAATAAGTGGGACCGTCCCGTTGCTTATCATTTTTGGGATTATCACCCTGGTGATTATCAGTTCTCTTCGACTCCAAAAGAGTTAAAGAAAAGAATCAGACTGCCTGCTGAAGATATTATTCATCTATATACGATTGAGCGTCCAGGTCAGACACGAGGCATGAGCGCATTCGCTACGGCAATTATGCGTTTGCGTAATTTAAGTGGATACGAGGAATCTGAAATTGTTGCTGCTCGTGCAACAGCCTCAATGATGGGTTTTGTTAAGACACCAGATCAAGACATGTTCGAAGATGGCACTGTTTCGCAAGATGCTGTTCTTGATTTTTCTCCTGGTTCTATCAGGCGACTGGCTCCTGGTGAAGAATTACAATTCTTCTCTCCTAATAGACCTGATGACTCATTTACACCTTTTGTTCAGCAAATGCTTCGCGCAGTAGCTGCTGGTGTTGGTTGTTCTTATACGCAAGTTAGTTCTGATTTTAGCCAGTCAAATTACAGTTCTTCTCGGCTTGAGATTCTTGAAACGAGATCACATTATCGAACACTTCAGCAGTATTTAATTGAAACACTTTGCCAAGAGGTCTATAACAAATGGCTTCAAATGGCTGTTATGTCTGGGGCGTTGGAATTAGCTGGGTATGAAACAGAGCCTGAAAGATACGAAGATTGTAAATGGATTCCTCCTGCTGCTCAATTTGTTGATCCGCAAAAAGAAGCTGCTGCCTATAAATCTTTAATTCGTAGTGGTGTAATGACTCTTTCTCAAGTCATCGCTTTACATGGTGGAGATTTCGATGAACAAATGCGTCAACGTCAGCATGAAATTGATGTTGCAAAAGAGTTAGGAATTGTTTTAGATACAGATCCTTCTCAAGTATCAGATCAGGGTAGTTTTCAGACGAAAGAATCAAGTACAAAAAAAACTTCTAAGCAGAAAAATATAACTAAGCAAGAGGAACTAGACTAAGATCTAAATTATTTAGTCAAACTATGCGAGGCAAACAATCCTCGAAGCGAAAGGCTTATAAAGATAAGCCTAAAGGCTTCGTGGCATCACGAGCACCTGCGGTTGCTGATCCTCCCGCAGAAGTCGTTGAAGAGACAGTAACTTCTGTTGCTGAAGAAGAGCGTGATTTGACGACTGAAATTCATAAAAGGGCTCATCTTACTGAATTTGTCAGGACAAAAGATGAGGATCGTGTTATTGAATTTCCATTCGCTAGTGAAGAACCAGTTGAGCGAATGTATGGGAATGAAGTTTTAGAAATAAGTGAAAGAGCAATGGATATGTCCCGATTAAACACTGGGGCTCCCTTACTTTTTCAACATGATGCAGATAAAATAGTAGGAGTCGTGGAACGTGCCTATATCAAAGGCAAACGTGGCTTCGCTCGTGTTCGACTCGCTAACAACGATCTCGGACGTGAGATGCAAGAGCTGATTTCGGATAAGATTATTCGAAATGTAAGCTTCGGCTACAAAATCAATGAATTAGAAGCCGATAAGTCCACAACCCCTGTGACTTATCGCGCGACTGACTTCCAGCCTTTTGAGATCAGCTTGGTAACTGTGCCAGCTGATTTTAAAAATGTTGGCATTGGTCGCGCTCTCTCTAATAATGAGAGCGTGGAAACGGCCTCAGCCGTTCAAAGTAAACCTGTCAAAGAAACTCAAATGGAACCTAACCTCGAAAAAGAGGCTGCTATCCGCGCTGAGGCCAGAAAAGCCCAGCGCAAG